TTATGGCTAGAGCAAGTGTAATAAATAGCAATAGTGGAAGTGAAGGTGAATTAGGATTAAGTCACGAATGGAAGCTAACTCAATACACAACTAAAATAACAGTAGCTGATGGTGCTACTACAGGTAAAGAAAGTGCAATAGCTATGCCGGCTCACTTTATGCCTACTTGGGTTGCTGTTACAGCTGAAAATGCTAGTACCAATGCATGTAATCTTGTAGACGTAGGTAATGATGCTGATACTGATGATTATGTAGATGGAGCTGCTTTAGCAGTAGGTCAAAGTGCTGGTTTTAAGGGAATCTTATCTTGTAATGGGTTAAGAGGAACTGGAAACGGTATAGATGGTGCATTAGCAACTGCTGACGAAGTTGAGATTGCTGTATCTGCTGACCCCGGAGCTAACACTTTAGTGTTAAGACTTGACTTTTTTGGTATAGGTCTTAAATAAACTGAATAAATAAAGTTAACAGTACGGAACTGTGGGGGTTATCGAATAAAGGGTGACCCCCAAAATCCTAAAGGAAAATATGAATTGTGTAAAATGTAAAAATCCAAACCCAGAACAATGGTTCTACTGTAGGAAGTGTGGAAGCAGAGCTTCTGAACCTACATACACAACTAATATGTTTATGCAAAGTGAGATTGGTAAGAGAAGTGATATAGAATTTTCAACAATGAGTATGGATGACCATATTGCAAAAACTAAAAAAACAAATAAACATACTAGTAATAAAATTTGGAAAGAAAGAATTAAACAAGCAGGTGCTGTTTAATGGCTAACTTTGACGTACAGATACAGGATATTATAGGTACATTTAGTGACCAAGCAGCTATGGATGATTTTATGACTGCTGGATGTAAAGAGATTATAAATGCTTTACCTCCTCAGCTATTATTAAAGTGTGCTGACTTGACTACTTTAAACAATGTTACACCTAGTCTTGATACCCTAGATACAAAAGGTTTAGTCTTAGATGTTCTTAGATATGATGGAACTATAGACCAACCTTGTAGGTTAGTTCCTGTTTATAAAAGAGGTAGAATACAAGATGCTTCTGATATGGAAGTAGCAACTGTTACAGACCCAGCATATTTAATATTAGATAATGTACTAGAAATTTACCCAGAACCTACATCTTCTCAAGTAGGAAGAGTTCATCACGTTATTTATCCTACTGTAGATGCAAGTGCTGTTTCTACCATAGCTAACTTTCCAGATGAAGCTGAGTACTTAGTGGTATTATATGCTTGTATAAAAGCAGTTCAACAATTATTAGCTACAGAAGAAGATATAGAATTATATAATCCTATGTTAGCTCAATTAAAAGATGATTACAGTAAAGGACTAGCACAGCTAGTAAACTAATATGGCAGTACATTCAATAAGTGTAAAAGAATTAATAAGTCGAGTAAGACTTGTATTCCCAGATGCTCCTGAAGCTTATATTATGAATTTAATTAATGATGCTTTAGTAGAAATAGGAATGTTTAAAACAAAAGTAGTGACATCTAAACTTAACCTAGAGTCTAATAAAATGTATTACGATTTAGCTGATGGAGCAACAGATTCTAGTGGAAAAACACTTGAAGCTAATCACGTATTAAGAGTTTATATAATAGACAATGAAGGTGATTACATTAAAATACCTAGGTTGATTGATAAAGAGATTCTATTAGCAGATGTTACAAATGAATCAAACTTAAACGTACCAAATTAATATGGCTTTAGCAAAACATAAAACAACATTAACTATTGGAGATGGGGGATTAAATAATTCTAACCATATTGGCGATTATATAATTTTATACGGAGTATCTCTTGACTCTACTGCAAAGCCTGCTTATTCACAGAAAAAATACGCTTTTTACTGGGGAGTTTCGGAAACTTCTGCCCCAACTGTTTCGGGAGCAGAAGTAGTTAAAATAACTATTGGAACATCGGATAGTGCAAATACAATAGCAAATAAAACAAACTCAGCTATTGGTGTACATTTCATAAATTCATCATTCACAGACAATGTAGTTACTGTTGAAAATACTTACGTGGGTAATGTTTCGGATTCAGAGTCAGGTACTGCTAGTAATATTACAGTAGCTAATACGGTTTCTGGAACTGGTTCTTTTATTAGTAATCTAAAGTATCCAGAAAATAATGCAATGTATTTTATAGAGGGAGATAAGTTAGCTATTTTATCAGAAGTAGATTCTTCAGGAAATCAAAACACTACAGCTAGAAAAAGTTTAAAAGCTATACAAGAAAATTTAGTAGAAGGTTTAATGATTCAATACTATGCAGAACCAAATAGCGTAACTGCTATAACAGATAACTTAGATATAGATAATGCACTTGAGCTTTCCGTAGTAGACTATGTTAAAAAATGTTTATATATGGATAAAGCTGGTAAGACAGCAGACCCTAATGTTATGCAAGCGTCAATGGCTATGGCAACTAAACACGAAAGAAATTTTAAAGAAGCTATACAGAGGTATGGTGTCCGCAAAAAGGATAAGACTGGTGGCTCAAGAGTCGTCAAAGTACCGAATTTAGTTTAACCAATATAGAGGCTTTTAAAGCGGTGGTGGAGGAATATAGGATAAACAATGTCAGACATAAATAAGTTTACAACAAAAGAAGTTCTTAACAAGGTTCTTCTGGACTCTTCAGGTAATGCAGTCAATGCATTTTCTCACACAACACAAGAAGCCTTCAATGCGGCTTTAGATGATGCTAACAGTAGATTAAACGTAAACCTTGTAGGTGGTACTATAGGTGGTGACGTAACTATTAATGGTGACTTAACTGTTAATGGTGATGGTGCAGGAGCTTACGATGAAATTGTCAATGGTGAACTTCATGTAAAGATTACAGACACTAACGCTTTTTTAGTTGAGAAAGCAGATGGAACAGATGTCTTTGTTGTAGATACTACTAATTCACGAGTTGGTATAGGAACTGCTTCTCCCAATGAAGGAAAATTAGTTGTTCAAGATAGTACAAAGGCAGAATTAGTCATTAAAACTTCTGCAACTGCTACTGATACAGAATCAGCATTAATGTTTAAAATCTCTACAGATACTATTGACCAAAGAAAAAAAGGTGGTATCATATACAAAGATGTCGGTGATAATGGTGTTGGAGATATGTTTTTTGTTCTCGACTCTGCAACTGATAATGGAAGTGCTACTGTCGCAGATAATACAGTAATGACTCTTAAAAATAATGGCAACGTAGGTATCGGAACATCTCCAGCTCATACATTTCATGTTCACGCTACTTCAACAACAGATAATCAACCAGCAGTATGGTTGCATAATAATCACAATGCTAGTAATAAAGATGGAACAGTAATTAGTGCCACGAATGATGGAAGTGACGCAGAAGTTCTTCATGTAAGAACAAACAATACTACTTACAATAATGGTACAAGTTTGATGCTAGTTCGAGGTGATGGGAACGTAGGCATAGGTACTGATAGTCCGGGATTTGATTTAGAAATAGCAGACAGCGGTACTAATAGTCAAGCAACAATGGCGATAACAGGATATAACGACCAAACTGGATATAGACCTGAAATACAATTAAGAAAATCAAATAGCGATACATCAGGTAGTGTTAGTGCGACTCCAACTGGAACACAATTAGGAATGATACGATTTAGAGGTGTTGATAGTGGAAATGGATTTGATGATGGTGCTACTATTACTGCAACTCAAAATGGTGGTGCAAATACTAAAGTACCAACCGATTTAAAGTTTGAAACTTCTGCTGATACTTCTACAAATAGTAATCAATTAGTTCTTCATCACGATGGTGGCATAGGTATAGGAACTGATTCTCCAACAGTAGGTCAATTACAAATTAATGCAAGTGCAGATACAATATTAGGCTTAACTAAGACTAGTGGAGCAACTTCAGGTAATTTAGGTGTTGTTAGATTCGGAAATACAAATGTCGATAGCAATCTTGTGAATATTGTAGCATATCAAGATGGAGCAACTAATGCTGGTGCATTAAAATTTCAGACTCAGGCAAGTGGTAGTGCTACTGCTGATGTTCTTACACTAGGCTCAGATAAATCAGCCACATTTGCTGGTGATGTAACTGCTTCTAA